GACTTATACATTCGTTCAATAGATAGGTTCATGAATCAATACTTTAACCTACTATTCCAGATGATGATAGTTTGGTACAACGAAGACCACATGTTTGTCTACAATGGTAACGATGGTGAGTTTGACTATTTAATGGCTAACAGATATTTATTTGATGAAGGTATTGCAGTCAATGTAAAAGCTGGCTCTACTCCACCAATCGACAAGCAACGCCAAGAAGCTATCGCATTACAACTATCTAAGATGGGCGTATTATCACCACTTGATATATACAAGATGCTACACTTGCAAAACCCACAGCAGTTATATGACAACTACTCTAAGTTCAAAGCTGACCCTATGTCACTTGCTCGTGATGCTATGGATGATGTTGACTCAACTAAGGCATACATGGCTTGGACAGTTATTCGTGCTGGTAAAGAAGCCGAAGATGCTAAAGATGCTGACAAAGAATTTGTACTCACACTTCGTAAGATTATGCTCACAGATGAGTTCCTTGACTCTAAGAAATCTGTTCAGAAGAAGTTCCTTACTTATGTTGATAAGGCAATATCTAGTCTTGAACTTAGAACTAGCTTAGATCAGATGAGCCAACAAGGTGTGCAGAATTTAGAAACTAACATTCCTATACAACCACCACAACCAGCACAGCCACCAATGAGTCAACCTCCTATGGGCGGTAGCGCAATACCTCCAATGGGTGGACAACCACCAATGGGACAACCTAGTGCTATCCCACCAATGGGAGCAGGACCAGTAGCTCCAGGCGGACCAGTACAAAATGGTACACCACTTATGAACCCAGCTAACCCACAGATGCCACCAGCTGGAAACGTTACAAGTTTGCCAACTCTTTAACTTTAGAGTAAAATAAGCATCAAGGAGGAATAATGGATACAAATTCAATTCCAGGTCTAACTTTAAGTCCAAGCTTAGACGCTAAACTAAACGCACTAGATGATAACCTACAACCTTTAGAGAAGGAGGAAGTTAAGAGTGAAAACGTACCAACAGAGGAAACAACAAAAGAAGATGACACAGCTCCACAAGCTGAAGAAGAACAAGAAGTCGATGAATCTGAGGAAGCAGGCGATGATAGTGAAGAAAGCGGCGATGAAGAATCTACAGAGCCAGCAGATGATGATGACTCCGCCTACACTATAGATGAAGGTGATGATGAAGATGTACAATCTGAGCCAGCACCCACAACCTCAACCCAAGCTGGTCCTAACCAGTTCACAGCCGAACAGCAATACATACTAGACAACATACAACCTATTAAGGTTCGTGGTGATGTTGGTGGTGAAACCAAAGAGTTCGAAATATTAACTCCAGACCAACTACCAGCAGGATTCAAATTCCTAGACGATAGGGACATGGCACTTGCGACTAAAGCATTTGCTATGCTTGAACAGAAAGCCGAACAACTACAGAATGATTTTCGTAATCAGGAAACAAACAAAGCTGCTAAAGAATTCAAGCAAAAAGAAGATGATGCAGACCGACAGGACATTGGCGCATTACAAAGAAGTGGTGACTTGCCTAAGTTTACTGTTGCATCAACAGACCCTAAGTTCGAACAAGATCCAAACGTACAACTTGTACAAGACATATTAGATTTTAAGGAAGCACAGAACCAGAAATACTTTGATGAATACCAAGCTGGTCGACCTTACAAGCACATTGGCTTTGAAGAAGCATTTAGAATGTTTAAGCGTGAACAACCTGCTAAGGCTAACCAAGCACAAGTTAAAGAAGATGCTGAACGAAAGAATGTAGCCAAGAGAACCACAGGAAGTAAAAGCAACAAAGCTGATGCACCTAGACCTAGAACTGTACTTCGTAGCAGTAGAGATATTGATAGTTTTATCGAGAACCTTGACTGGTAATAAATTAATAAGAAAGGAACGCCATGCACAATTGGTGGATCGCAGCATTAGAACATGCTGGTATATGGACAAGAGAACAAGCACAACATGTTTCTGAGAACATCAGATTAACAACTCATCGTGAGAACTATAAAGAAGCTTACGAAGAACTAATTGATATATTAGAAAAAGGTAATTACTTAGAGCAAGGTGTAGTCAAGCGATTAGGACAAGATGTTGCACATCTAAAGTCAGTTGCTGAAACCAAAACTATTGCAAAGCCAAAGAAAGTCTAGTATTATAAATTCATAGGCAATCAAACTAGCCCCTCACCTGAGGGGTTTTTTTAATTTACCTACAATAATTAAATAAAGGAGATAACATGGCAGGAATGGTATTTACCGATAGAGTGGCAGACATCACCTATCAAGACATACTTCCTTCGATTGTTGACCAGATCAACAACTCGAACGTTTTCTTGGCTCGTATTTTAAGCAAGCCAGGCACATGGAGAGGTATCTATGAGGCACAGCCTATAGAAACCGCTAACAGTACAACGGGTGGATCATTCTCAGGAATGGATACTTTCCCAACAGCAGCAACTAACAATACACGTCTTATGACATGGTACTTGGCAGCTTTCGAGCAGTCAGTAGTAGTACCTGGTATTGAACGAGCTGTAAACGCTAACAACGAAAAGCAAGTTCTAATGCTTCTTAAGACTCGTCTTGACGAAGCTAAAATCTCAGCTTTACAGGCTGTTGGACAAATTGCTTACGGTGTTGGTTCAGGAAAAGACTTTGACGGTCTTGGACTAATCGTAGACAACGGTACTAACTCTAGCTCATACGCTGGTCTTACACGATCTACAAACACATTTGTAAACGCTGACGTTACAGCTGTAACAAACGGTATCATTACTCTTGACTACTTGTCATCTGAGTTCGATAACGTTTCTGCTGCAAGCTCAACTTCAGAAAGCCCAACAATTGGTCTAACTACAAAAGCTATTTGGACTTACATTGAAGGTCTTATTCAACCTATGGTTTCTGCTCGATACGAAACTCTACAGCTTAAGGGCTACGACAGAGTTGACGGTGGTACACCAAATGGTGAACTTCGCCCAAGTGGTGAAAAAGTTTCAGGTTTTGCTGGATTCAACGCTATTAGTTACAGGGCTCGCCCATTAGTAGCTGATGACAACGCAACTTCACAGACATTCTTCTGGCTAAACGAGAACTACATGGAATTCAAACGCCTAGTAGATTCATCTCTAAAGCAAGTTGCTTCAACTGTTGAAGTTACTGAAGGTTACTACAAAGACGTACCATCACCTAGTGCATGGCAGTTCAGAGAATTAATTGCTCCTGTTAACCAGTATGGTGAAGTAGGTCTATTGATTCTTATGGGTAACTTAATCCACAGACAACCTCGAAGAAACGGTAAACTAACTGGTATTACTTCAAACTAGGTTTGATAGAAAGGATTATTTATCATGGATGTAGGAATTAGAACATTAACAGAACAAGACATCAATACTCTATCTACTTCAAAGCAGGTACAGTATGGTGCAACAGGAATGACTGAAGACGGTCGAAAATATCGATACGTATCTTTCGGTGGTACATCAACAATCAACTCAGGCCAATTAGTTGTTGCTGCAGCAATAACAGCTAACTATCAAGGTCTAACAATCACAGCAACTGGTACAGGTGGTCAGGTTGCTGCTAACCTAGCAACTGGTGCAACACAAATCGTTATTACTAACGGTTCAACTGCAATTACTCAAGACCAATTTGCTGAAGGTTACCTCGAAGTATTAGTAGGTGCAGCTGGTGTTACTAGCTCATACTTATATAGAGTTAAAGGAAACACAGCAGCAGCTGGTAGTGCAACTTTCACAGTTTACCTAGCTGAAGCTATGCGACACACAACTGCATTAGTACCTGGTACTGACACAGTTAACCTAAACCCAAGCATTTACAGCGGTGTAAACACATCAGCAACAGCTGATATCCCTGTAGGTGTAACAGTAATGACTGTTCCTAACACAGCTTCTGTAACTAACTACGGTTGGGTACAAACTGCTGGACCTGTTGACGTCAAGAACGACGCAGCTGGTACAATCGCTGTTGGAACTGCAATCGGACAAAGTGTATCTGTAGCTGGTTCTGTAAGAACTGCAACAGCTTCAACTAGCCCAGTAATTGGATACTCACACGCTGCTATCTCAGTATCAACAAGTGGACCAGTATTCCTAATCATTAACTAATATCCTTTTAAGGAGGGGTACTTATGGCAATCATTAATAAAAACCGCCTATTAGAGAAGTACGTTCAAGTTGTCCGAATGGATGGCTTAAACACAAACAAAAACGTAAACGTTGGTATCGCAGCGGGTGGCTCTACAGCTACCTTAAGCGTTGGTGCTGGTGGTATCTCTACTACTGGACCATTGGTATCAGGTGCTAGCACTCAAAACCATACTTCAGTAGCTATTAACGCTACAGCAACAGCTACAGCTGTACAGGTTGCAAGTGGATACATTACATCTACTTCAGCCGCAGCAGTAGGAATTACTTTGCCTACAGCTACAGCTCTAGCTACACAGCTAGGTGCAACAGCAGGTTCAGTATTTGACCTTTACATAGATAACACAGCAGGTGCTAACACAGTTACAGTAACAGCTGGTTCAGGAATGACCGCTTCAGCAGTAGCTCAGGTTGCAACTTACGGTGTACCTACATTTGGTCTTATGACTGTTCCTTCAGGTACAAGTGGACAAGGTTGTTTCCGATTTGTTTTCTCATCGGCAACAGCATGTACATACGCTAGAATATTCTAGTAAAAACTAAGGAGAATATATGCAACAGGCTGGTAGGGAACTGACTAGCGTTGACTTGAGAATAGTCACAAACGACAAACAAGATTTTCTTGGATCAACTGGTCAAACAGGTGATGGTCGTGTGTTTCGATATGTCAAAGTCGGTGCAAGTCCAGTAGCTGCTGGCCTAGTTATGTGTACTCCATACACAAGCAATTTCGTAGGATTAACAGTAGCGGCTGCTTCTGCGACTACAGTTGGACAGGGAGTGTATGAACTAAAAGTACAACTCAATGGTACAGCTTTAGGTCTTAACGATTTACAAGATGGTGAAGTAGATATAATTACTGGTACTGGTAAAGGTACTAGTTATAGGATTCGTGGTAACACACCAGCGGCTTCCAATGGTATTACTACAATAAATCTTGCATCACCTCTTGTATTAGCTGTTCCAGCTGGTTCAATAGTCAATTTAGGTTACAGTCTTTATTATAACGTTGTAACAGATTATGCAGCCAACCAAGCTGGTTCAACAACAAACAAGCATCAAATTGGAGTAACAACTGTTGCTATGGGAGCTAACCAATATGGTTGGGTACAAACTCATGGTAGAGGACTTGTAACTAGCGACAATAACTACTGGAACGGTACTACAGTTACTACTGGTCAAATCCCACAAGGATTTTCACTCGTGCTAACTAAAAACATTCTTACTCCAGGTTATGTTACTGGCGCTAACCCAACTACAGATGCGGATAAGCAAATTGTAGGTTATGGATTAGAAAACCCTTACACAGCAGGTGCAGGTATCTTATTCCCAGCCGATATAGCCATTGGTTAAAACAAATACAAACAGCAACTAGCCCCTCAAAGCAGGGGTTTTTTGCATTAGAGGAATTAAGTGCTATAATGCGAATATGAATAGGAATGAGCTAGAACAGGCTCGAGCTAATATTGAAACTCAGTATAATAATCTGAGCAATAATGCTTGGGTTTCGCAAGAGCTTAAGTACCTACAGGGCAAATATGATGCCTTGAC